GCATAGCCTATATAGGCTATGCATATACTTTATGCTATAGGAGAAAACAATATGCATGCATCCTTAATTGACGAATATGGAATAGAGACAATATTATCTATAGAAGATATTAAAAATATTGTCTATGATACTTACGATTATACCAATGGAAAAATCAATCCGCTCATTATTTGTGCAGAATTGTCTTATTCTACTGAAGGATATGTTACACGGTATAATGCGTCTATGTTTCTAAATACAATTACAATTTATTTAGATACTATAGTCAGATATATACGATTTGCATTTACCAACAATTTACCCAGACAGAGAGGATTCATAGCGGAAGTAGTTATTCATGAATTATCTCATCTGAATCAATATAAAAGTAAAAATAGTTATTCTTTTAATAGACATTCTATACAGTATAGAAACTATAGAGATATCGAATTAGGTAATAAGTACAATACTCTCTTGTTTATTCGAGAGCATAAGAACGATCTGATCAAAGCATTAAAGGTTCCTGTAATATTTGATCAGACATATCAGCATCTATCTTATGAAGAGCTTAAATCCAATATAAACAAATACTACATTTCGATGTCTAAAGAAAAAGCTTTTGATGAACTGGATATGATTTGTAAAGAGACTATGCATGTTCCTTTGGAAGCATATGTAGATAGAAAAACAATGGATATTAATGATGCATATGATCTAATTCGGACAGCTATAGTTAAATCTGGAGGAGTATCATGATTGATGAAGGAATTATTAAAGAATTACAACTTCTATTCGAATATATATCTAAAGATAACAACTCAGGATTGATTCGAGAAATTGTAAAATCTATTCTATATCAGAATGAAGAGTTTGTACTGACCTCCGAAGACATTCAGAATCTTCGGAAGCATGGATTAGATGTTTATATTACAGATAATACATCAGCTGTAGATCTTAAACCATCTACAGATTATAGATTGTTTATTAAAGATAAACACAATGGGGTATATATCTGTACTATATCTAAAGATGATTTTCTTAAAGTATGTAACACATAATAGATTCCCATAGCCTATATAGGCTATGGGAATATCATCTTTATTTTTATTTGATTATCAAAGATTTATCTTTATATTTCTCATATGCAGATTTTTTAAAGATCTTAGCTTTAGCCTTTTCGGGTTTTAGTTTAGGCAAATGACGTCTATATACAATTCTGGATGTTGCATTATTCATTGTCTTATCTTTAATCTGATATCCTTCATTGAATTCATGTACCGCATCATTAAAGCCTTGTCTATAAGCCTGTCTATATTCTTCTTCTGTGTATAGCATAATATACCACCATTAAATTGTAAGAAGCATCGGCATGTTGCGATTTCCAAAATTGACATATCCGTCACGAAGTTGTTGTACGATATCATCTCTTCTGTTTGCATAATCCTGAAGTATATCAATCTGTAATTCTGCTGTAGCATATGGTGTATTGATATTATTATAGTACTTCAAGTTGTTATAGAGGTATATGGCTACATCACACACTGCCAATTGCTCAAAGGTCTCCATCTTAGTAGGTTCAATAGTCATTAAATTAGGAGCATGAACAACAAACAAATGAATCGGAATTGCTTTTAACATTTCCAGCATATTATTGCTAAGATTAGATTGCAGTCTAACCATATTCGGCGGTTTGAACTCTACATAGATTCCTGCTTTAAAGATGCTGGCATGGTCTACCATCTGTTGCTGCATAGCAATGCCTTCAACATCCAATCCATTCAAGAAGAAATCAAAGGTAGAATAGAAACCCGAACCAAATCCAAAGGCGGGCATATTCTTACTTAAGATGTGCCAATCAATATCACCTATGCCAATAATATTAACAGAAGGGCATACATTTTCATCGATTAAATAATACGGACCTTTTCTTCTATCTGCTGTCAGATAGTAGGTCATTTCATAAGGAAAGAATCTAGAAAATGTATTTAACGTTTCTTTAGATATAACATTATCAAACCAAACATCTTTGTTTAAAGTATCTGGAAGATTTAATTGTTTCGTTCCTAAACGATGCTCTATTAGATCAAGTAATTGGCTTTGTCTATTTACAATACCAACTCCGGGCATATATATCAACTCTCCTTTCATAAAGAGGCTTAATTAATAAAATGTTTTATTATAAGAATATCATAAACTTCCCCACAAACATTTAAATAAATACTTTTTTAGTTAGAAAGGAGAATTATAAATGGAGAATACTACTTTCTCTTTTGATAATATGGCTCAAAAGATTTTTACTCCTGATAGTATGGGGGTAAAATTTAATAAAGAGAGTAAGAACCCATCTTTGACAACTTCTATTATGAAGCAGTCTGTATTGATTGCTGACGACGATGTTAAGATCGACCAAGCCGATTCTTATAAAGATGCGATCTATAGAATTAAAGAATCTGAAAAGATTATTTCTAAGAAAATATTGTTTGATCTGTACAAATTTCAAATGTCTCTTTCAATGGATCATGGTGATAGCTATCGTAAATCTTACAAATACACTAACTTATCTGAACCCATTCCTTGTTTAAAGAAATTAAGTATGGTTTTAACACAGATCGAAACTATGATGAATAATTATAGTGGAGTAGGTGTAGTATCCGATAAAGCTAAGAGTTATTATGATGCATTAAATGAAATGATTCATCATATCAATGATGATAGAAGAACAATCATTGGAGATTTAACTGGATGCCATGAAGTAACGGATGCTGATTTAGTGGCTAAAACATATGCTCATTTCAGAGGTGGAGAAAAGATTCAAATTATTCAGTTGGGGTCTGGCGATAAAATTGGATCCAGACTGAATGAAATTAAAGAAAATATAGATAAAATTACAGACTCTGTAGCTCTGTATAATTCTTCTCTGAATGATGTTATTAAGAGATTGAATAAGATCAGATCAGAATTATCAATTCATTATAGAGCAATGGATGATCAGCAGGGTAGACAGATTGATTTTAGAAAACAGGAATTGTCTAATACAATTTGCTCTTATTTTAATAAGTATCTCAAATACGCTAATATTATCTATTCTATGAAAGCAGATGCTTTATCAGAATACTTAAATCCAAGCGAATCTGATAGTTATATTTGTGATCAGTTTAAAATTACAGAATCTTATGATATTAGTGATGATGAAGATGCTTTGATTGATGAAGATACAGATCTGTCTGATCTCTATACATTCAGCGAAACCAAAGACGTTATTTATTCCGATCAGTTGATTGCTTTGGAATCTGAATTTGCAAATACTGTCGTATATGATCTGATTAATGAAGCGAATGAAGATAATAGTAAAACAATCTGGGAGCGTATCAAAGCTCTCTTTGCTAAAATTAAAGAAGCTATTCTTAATTTCTTTGGTATGGCAGCTAAGAAGTTGCAGAATATTAAGAATGATAAATCCTTACTTGGCAATATGCAAAAAGCATTGGATGCTACTGCAAATGAATATGAGGTCGAAGTACCATCTGTTAATTTGGATGCAGCATTATCCAGATCTGTTAATCTGAATATGAAAGACTTCCAGTTCTTCTATGAAAAGATTATGTCTAATGAGAATACCTCGGATGAAAAGACAGCCGTTCCGAAGTTACTTGCTGCTATTATTCCGGAAATGAATAATCTGGAAGGACTTGATGATACTAAAACCTGCCAGAGATATTTGAAGAACTATTTTGCTGGTAATGATCTGACTAAAGTAAAAGATATCAAAGATGACAATGTAACCTATGTTATGTCTAAACTGACAGCAGCAAATATGAAGACAACTACGGTTGCTAAACTCTTTGCTCAGGTTGATGCTATAGCAGAATTGAAAGTTCCTGCACAGTTTGGTAATAAACTTCAGAATAAATTAGAAGCTGCTCAGAGATATAAAGATCAGGAATTGAATAAGATTAAAACAACTCCAGCTGCAGCTAATGGAACACAAGAATCTGTAAATATCAAAAAGGTCTTAGAAGAATACTTCAATGATATTGATGGAATAGAATCTTATAATGAAGGTCCAGATACAAAAGCTGGCGAAACCCAACCACAGCCTAATAAGAATAATACTGGAACTCCTCTGCCGCCGGCTAATGCTAATAATTCTACTGGTAATAATCCTCAGTCAGATCAGAAGAATGATGCTCCTAATCCGGAAGCTGAAAAGAAGATTAAATCTCTTGAGACTGCTTTCAATATTTACTCCAAAGTAGTTAATAATATTCTTAGCTGTGAAGGTGACGCATTGAAAGCAATCTATAATGATTACTATAACAAGATTCTTAAACCTTTAATGGACCGTAAAAAGCTGGATGAAGTTCCTGAAGAAAAGCCTGAGGAAGGTCAGACAACAGAAACTAAACCGGAAGAAAAGAAAGAAGAAACTCCTGAACAGAAAGAACAGCAGGCAAAATAACCCATATATCCAATATAATAAGTCTACCACACCATTTTTGGTGTGGTAGATAATATTTTTGACATACTAATAATTTGGAAAGGAGGTATTAAGATTGGAATCATTACAAGGAAGTGCTTTATTTCCTGATGAAACTCCAGTACCAGCATTACAACAACCTCGACCAGCAAACAGACAGATTTATTATCAGATGTCTACATCGAATAAGTCTTTCTTAGAGATGCATTATTTTTTGAAGTCTCAAGATATAAAAAATAATAGATTCATGTTAGCTTTATTTGATCCTGACTTAGCAGGGGTCGATCCATATGATCCTATGCTAAGTACACAAATGAAGATTAAGATTCTTAAAGAAGTACAAATTAACTATTGGTATTTCTTAAGAGAAGTAGTTAGAGTTACAGCCAACGGTCATCCTAAAGGCGTACCATATCAATTAAACAGAGGTAACTTAGCATATAACTTCTGTGCAATGTATAATTTAAATCTCTTCTTTGAAATGCCTCGTCAGATTGGTAAGACGATGGCGGCCAATGTAAGATATTTATATATTTATAACTTTGCTTCAACAAACTCTAATATCATCTTCATGAATAAAAACAACCAGGACTCTAAACGAAACCTGGAATCATTTAAAGCGATACGAGATTTATTACCAACATACTTACAATTGTCCCAGGAATTTTCTATGGTCAATGGTAAAAAGAAAAGACTTCCGTCTACAGTTACCAATATCCAGCATCCGATTAACCATAATATTATTCGTACTGTACCAGGTGCTCGTAATGAAACAGCAGCAGCCAACTTATTACGTGGTCAGACTGTTACGTTATGGTGGGCAGACGAATGGGCATTTACTGCTTATAACCAAACCATTATGATTAACTCTATGCCTGCATTAACTAAAGCATTTGAAAATGCAAAAGCAGCAGGAGTTCCTCATGGCATTACAATCACAACAACAGCAGGTATACTATCTTCTCATGAAGGTCAATTTGCTTTTGATATGATTAACAATGCCACACCATTCTCTGAGAGATGGTATGATCTGACATATGACCAGATTATGAATATTGTCTCCAGCAATATGAACTCTGTCTTTGTATATATTAAGTATAACTATAGACAGCTTGGACTTGGTGAAGAATGGTTCTATAATCAGTGTAAGAGCATGCTCTGGAAAATGGTAGACATACGTCGAGAAATTTTGTTGGAGTGGATTGATACTCCTGAGAACTCTCCATTCAGTCAAGATGATTTGGAAGCTCTTAGAGGTATGCTGCACGAACCAATTCGTTCACTACTTATTCTTAACAAATATTCGTTTAATATTTATGATACGGTTCCGGTTAGTGTAACCGGTATTCCAATTAATCCTCCTATTATCGGAGTTGACGTATCCGGTGGATATAAACGAGACTATACAGCTATATCTGTTATAGATTCTGCCACTACTAAATTTATTGGTGGAATCAAATGTAACTATATGAGTATTCCTGACTTAGCCAGAGTATTAATCTGGTTAGTCAAAACAATGATGCCCAATGCGGTAGTTAATATCGAAAGAAATGGTGGTTTTGGCGCATCATTAATATCCAAGCTTAAAGAGCCTGGTGGTATTAAGGAAAACTTATATTATGAAATTAAAGATCGTATTATAGAAGAAACTTCTGATTCTTTGGGAAGACCTATTCGTCGTAAACAAAGAACAAAAGTATATGGTTTAGATTCATCCAAAGATGTACGAGACCTCTTGATAGAGATATTAAGAGAACGTATGGAACGCCATAAAGATAAAATATATTCTCCAGTCATGTTTGACGAATTATCAAAGATGGTTGTTAAGAGAAATGGTAAAGTAGAACACTCAGACAATTCACACGATGATCTGGTATTCTCTTACTTAATGGCTCTTTATGTATGGTATGAAGGAAAGAATCTAAAAGAAAACTTTGGTATTAATAAGTCTACTATTAAGACAGAAGATTCTGTGGATGATTCTGTTGGCAGAGAACTAGAAGAACGCTATACAGAAATTGTAGAAGAACTTAAACTTCCTCCAGAAGAACAATCTGAATCTCTTAAGCAGATGAACGATCAACTTAAGATGATGAAGATGGGTATGGGTATGATGTTCAATGAGTTTGTACAAAAGCAAAGAGCCAATGAACAACAAATGCTTATGGATATGCTGCAAAATAAAGCAGTACGAGAAGCATATTCTAAAGCTACACAGATTCCTGTATCTGAATTGGAAGGAATGACTAAATCTAATAAGTTCAGAGTTCCTGATTCCGTATTTACTTCTTTTGGAGAAGATCCGGAAGAACGTATACAAAAAGAAATTGCTAAAAATATGAATTTCCAAAATTTTGATACCGGAGAATATTCGGGTCATATGAGAGGAGAGTAATCTATTATGTTATTCGACGATGATGAAGATAGAGAATTTGAATTTTCATTACAAGAAGAATGCGAAATCTATAGTGAGACTGTAGATAAGAAGCTGATGAGAACAACCAATAAAGTTCTTAAGAAAGCTGGAGCAGATAAAGAACAGAGATTTGCTGGTTTGAAAACAGTAGCTCGTATGACCGCTACCAAACAGGATGGATCTTATACTGTTCCTTATAACAAATTGGGCATCAATGATAAGAGTAAAAATGTAGGATATAGTCGTCCTGGACAGCTTAGTGAAAGAATCGATAAAACACTAGAAAAGCATCCTAAGTTGGCAAAGAAGTATGATAAGCATATGCTTCATGCTATGAGAAATAGAATGATTGATCGACTTAAAAATGATATGTAACACATTAAAATAATCATCATATCATTATAATCCTAAGAAAGGAAGCCAAATTATGTTGTATACAGAAGAAGATCTTCAGAGATCATATGCAGAAGGCTATAATGCTGCCTGCGATGAACTCGAAGCTATGATTGAAGAATCTGAATGTGAATTTTCTCTTGTTCAGGAATCCAAGAAACATTCTAAGAAGGATGATGACGAAGATTCTGAAGACAAAAAGAGCAAGAAGAAATCTAAGAAAGACAAAGAAGAAGACGAAGATAAAAAGGATAAAAAAGAGGATGAAGATGAAGATCTGACTGCTCTTGAATCTGCTCTTCTCGAAGCTCAGAAATAATTATATTTCAATCATTAAAGATCTCCAGAGCTATATAGCTCTGGAGATTATTTTCCCATAAACTTCCTTAGTCTTAACATTCTATTAAATGATTTTTAAATTTAAAGGAGGTTTCTATAATGCCCATTCATTATTCAGAAGGAGCTTTTCCTCTGTCTTTATATTCTAATAATTATATTACTACATATAAAAATGGATATCATTTAGAGCATATTTGTGGATGTAACTGGAATCCTATGTACAATATCCAGGATGAAATTAAAAAACATAGTGTAGCTTTGATGGTTACTGATGTAGCTGTACAGAGTCAGACATCTTTGACTGTAACAATTTCTTTCTCTGATGGTACATCTGAAAAAGTAGAACTTTGTAAAGGAACTAAGTACAAAATTCAGTACTTAGATAATGGAGTCGTCAATTCTATTGTCGGTGTGGTTACTGGTATTGGTAAAGTAAACACCAATGGAGTATGCACATGTAATTGTTGCACTGGGGAAGATTACATCATTACAGTAGATGCATCTGTAGATTATGCTTCTAATGTCGTTAATATTAGAACGTCTAATATTAGAGGTATTTCTAAATACAATCAGTATGCTGATGAAGATACCACTATATTGAATGCAAGAACAGCAGGCGCTACAGTAGCTGGAGATGTAACCAATCTTTCTATTTCTTCTGCTACAATTGATAAAGATGGTAATATCACGGCAGGCACATTAACCAATGCTGTCTTAGATAAAGATAATTGTATCATTACAGATTCCTGTGCTGTAGGAATGAATGGTAATGGTCATGAGATTGTAGTAGCTAAAGCTCATATCATTATGGGTACAGCAGTTTCTGGAACAATCAGTTCTGGTAAAGTAGATGAGTTTACTGTTTCTGGAGGAGTAACCGATCCAGTAACTAAAATAACTACCAATTGTTTGCTTACTGCTAAGAAAGGTACAATTGTTGCTACTGGATGTAAGGTAGTAGGAGCTAAAGCATATAAAGGTAAATTAATTACTCCTGTATTAGAGAATAGTACAGTAACTGGTGGTAAGAGGTCTGGTAAAGATATGGTTACCGCTGGAGCTACAGTAATTGGAGAGATTGCTTATAATGGAGCCATTACTGGTGGTACTTTATATGGTGGTGTAGCCGTTGGTCTGATTGATGGCGAACCCTATGCAATCATTAACGGTGTTACTACTGGTGGTACAACTCTGAAATCCACTGTAACTGGTGGTAGAGTTGTAGGTGGTAAAAAGATTGAAAATACAACTGTTGGAGCTACCGTTTATGGTGGTGTAGCAGAAGCTGGAGTAACAACTTGTGGTACGACTAAATTAGGAGATGCGGATAGCTTTATTCGTCCAGAATCTGTTTCTTTACCTGGAGAGATTATTTGTAAATGTCCGAAGATTTATCCTGATTATCATAGAAACTTAATTGATGTAATTATTTGGTGGAAAACGGTTCAGGGATATCCCTTAACTTCTAATTATGATACTGTATATAATGGTGGCTGATCAAAATAAGAAGACTCTATATAGAGTCTTCTTATTCAGTTTTGCCTGCTTAAACATTTATGTAAGTCTCATAGGAAGGAGGAAATATGCCTAATATGAATGAACAATTACCACCATTTCTTAGAAGAAAAGGTGATTCTATTTTATATAATGGCAACGGAAATTTCTATTTTTATATCCCAGAAAAATACTTTGAAAGAAATATAGCATACTATAATGGAGAATATATTTCTACATTAGGAGTTATGAGCTATGCTATGAAAGAAAACGGAAAGATGTCTACTTTGAAACAGTTCAATTATCCAACCAGAATATTGACTAAACCATTCAAAGTAGAAAAAATGAAGTCTATTAAATTAATTAAAGAATCTGAACCATTGGACTATAGAGTTCTATGCTATAAAAAAGATGATGCCATCTTGGTAGAAACTAAAGTCCCTCAAAGTGTAGATAATACAGAAGATATGATCTCTCTGTTTATTATTAACGGTTTCATTCCTAATACAATACCATATGATCAGATTCAAAATTATATTGTAGATAATTGTACGTACAACGGAGCTAAGTATAAAATCTCTCTGCAACTGTTCGGAATTATCATATCCGAACTCTGTAGAAGCAAAACGGATATAAACGTTCCATTCAGACTTTCTAAAGATAATGATATGAATAATTACAAATCCATCAGTATCAAAGTAATTCCCAGATTGATTAGTGCATATAGTGCTATTACATCTGAAAACATAAATGAAGCTCTTATATACGCTTCATTGAACGATAATAAAGTCCAGAGTCCTCTGGAAAGAATCGTAACTGGTGAAGATGTATAATGTGAAAGAGTCGTATAAGAACATATCATTAAAGTTTACTTTGTTTTTTACTTGCTATAAAATCAAGGTGAGTTTTTAATTTTTAACTATTATTAAAGGAGGAATTATAATAATGGCAGCTCCAGATACTAGATTTATCTGGGATGATCAATCCGTTATTAACCCCAACACTGCTGTTGGAAATGATGGTGTAGACCGCCCAGTGCTTATGACAGTATTCTCCTCTGATAAAGGACCGGAAAAATTCCAGAAGGAACTTTCAGGAGAAGATTTCTTTGCTCTATATGGAGACAATCCCAATTATTTCAAACATGGCCAGGCTCTCGTACAGGCAGCGGCTATTGCTAATGCTGGTGGTTTACAGTATGCAAAGCGTGTTGTTGCTCCAGATTCTAAACTGGCTAACTTGGCTCTTATCGCTACGGTTAGAGCTGATAAAATTCAGAAAACCAATGCTAAAGGTAAACCTCTTTATTACAAAACAGAAGTTGATCAGACTTACTGGGCTGTAAAAGAAGAAGCAGATATTCCTGATGCTTATAAGACTAAGAGAATTACCACAGATATCAATACAGATGCTTGGGAAGATTATACTCCCGAAATGATTGACGTATTTGATACTGACTCCTGGGATGAAGTTCCTCAGCCGACTGTAAAAGCGGTTGATGCTCTGTCTTGGGAAGAAATTTCTCAGCCTATGGTAGAAGTTGTGGATACAGCTTCTTGGCAGGAAGTACCGCAGCCTAAGGTTAAAGTTCTTGATACTGATTCCTGGGAAAAGACTGGTGATAATGTAACACCTCCGTCTGATGCTTCCACTTATACAGAATATGCTGACTCCGCTGTTTCTACTTATGCAGTAGGTGCTAAGGTTAAAGTAACCAAAGGTGCTGTAATTACTTATTACAAAGCTAAGGTTGCTCATAAACCTTTGATGAAAGAAGTTCCGGATACAACTATTCCTGCATATTCCGATGCTGATGTACCGACATATAGCGTAGGTAAAGTTGTTAAATCTGGTACTAAGTTCTATAAAGCTAAGGTTGCTCATAAACCTTTGATGATTGATGTGCCTGATGAACATGTTCCAGAATATTCTGTAGCTAATATTGGCACTTATACAGTTGGAACAGTTGTTAAGTTTGAAACCAAGTTCTATAAAGCTAAGGTTGCCAATAAAGCTCTTAAGAAACAGGTTCAGGAATCCATTGATAACTACAACGAAGCTGCTGTAGATACCTATATTGTAGGTTCTAAAGTTAAAGAAGCTGGTCATTACTACAAAGCTAAAGTAGAAAAGACCTCTCTCTATAAGATCGTATGGGATATCAACGTTCCGGCTTATGCTCCTGGTACTGCCTACGCTGTAGGTAAGTTTGTTGTATATGGCGGCAAATATTACGCTGCGGCTCAGGCTATTACTGGTACAGAAGTTGGCGTAGATACAACTCCTGGTGTAACTGTTCAGGTAGAAACCACAGACTCCAAGACCAATGATGTATCGAATATACCGATCAAAGTTGATGCAGCTATGATCAAGTATTCTTTGAAAGCTGTTCCTCTGACAGAACAGATTAACAATACGGATGATATTGATAAAGTATTCAACTCTGTAGTAGCTACAGTAGAAGAAACCAAAGATACGCTGGTTGTTCCGGAAACAGGAGAAAAGAACTATGTTCTCTTCACTCTGACTGATACAGGTCGTGGTATTTCCAATAAGAAGATTCGTATTTATGCTGATACATCTGCTCGTAGACCGGTTAGATATATTAAATACGTAATGAAAGTATTGGAAGGCAATAAAGAGCTTGAAACTCATTACTTCACATTCGACAATCTGATTGTTGAATCTTCTGATGGTAGTGCTGCTAATGCTAAGAATAAAGCTGTAGATCAGGTTATTAACCAGAATTCCAGAAATATTCGTTGTAAATATTATGAAAGCGAATGGAATAAATTCGTAGATGATGTTTCTGAAAAGTCTAAACTGACTAAGAATGAAGTAGCTCATATGGATATTCTGTTTGCCTTCGATCGCTATGGTAAAGTATCTAATGCTGTAGGTATTGATCCGGCTGGCGATAATCTCTCTGTAGAAAATGGTATTCTTCTCCAGAATGGTGATAACGGCGCATTTGGTGATTATCCGATTGCTCTTCCGGAAATCCTTAATTCTGTTGGAGATTCTACAGGCATGTCTCTCTATGATAATCAGGTTCTCAGAGTATTCAACGGTTCTTTCGCTGACGATATCTATGATCTCGACAACACAAGAATCGATGCAATCTTTGATGCCAACTATAAGAGAGATATTAAAGATGCTATCCATGAATTGGTTACATTCCGTGAAGACTGCTTCTTCTTCCGTGATTTCGGACTTGGTCTGACTACACTGAATGAAATCGAAGCAGTTAACGATACTTATAAGAAGAATAAGTTCGTAGCCAACTACATCAATAGCTACGATGTCATTGAACCGTATTACAGAAAACAGGTTAACGTAACCATTATGTACAACCTGGTAACACGTTTCGTTGGTCATTATCTGAATGGTGTTAACCGTCCATTCTGCGGACAGGCTTATGGAGTTACCTTTGAAAATGATATCATTCCCGGTACCATTAACTTCTCGCCGAAACGTACTCCGCAGACTGATGAAAATGCTCAGACATACAACCAGAAAGAATGGTTTGATAATGAACGTCTGAACTACATCGCTTACTATTCTGGTATTCCTACATTGGATACTGAATATACATCTCAGACTGAATATACTCAGCTGTCCTGGATTAACAATGTTCTGCTTGTTCAGAAGATTATTCACGAAATCCGTAAACAGTGCCCGAAGAATCGTTATACATTCCTCGATGGTCAGGATCTGCTCAGATATAAAGCTGACGTAGAAGCTGTTCTCAACCGCTATAAGAGCCAGTTCAAAGAAATTGGTGTAGAATATGCTGAAGATGAACAGTATGAACTGAATAAGATTTTCTATGCTGTAATCAAAGTCAAGTTCAGAGATTTCATCCAGAGTGAAATCTTCAAGATTACAATGATTAACTAATCTAGATGAAAGGAGAACCTAACTAATTATGGCTGAATATATTAATAACATATTTGACGGAATGAAAGAACCTCGTGACGTCACCGGTTATATGCTGACCAGAGGTGTAGCAGATTATTCTGACCTCTACCAGTTCAATAACTATGAAACAGGTTACGGCTTCTTGATTTGTCTTAAGATTCCGACATTCCTGACAATTCTGGCTGACCAGAACTCTAAATATAAATCTCTCATTCATTCTTATCAGCATATTCTTGAATATGATTTTAAGAGTCTGAGTGGTATTGAAGATATTACGGTAGACACCAATGATCTTCAGGATGGTATCAACTCTCTTAACGTTATTACTAAGGTTAATGAACAGTCTGCTTCTCAGTTCTCTATGAGATACTATGAACGTTCTGGTTCTATCATTACCAAAGTACATGAACTGTTCCTGCGTGGTGTAAAAGATCCTCGTACACAGGTTAAGAGATACAATGGTATTCTCCAGCCTGGTAAAGATAAGTCTCTTATCGAACCTGGTTATGAGAATGAAACCTTCCAGTTCCTGTATTTCAACACAGATAATACAGCTCGTGAAATTGAAAAAGCTTACTTGCTCGTAGCCTGCCAGCCGACCGCAGCTGAAACATCTATGTATGAATACACCAAAGGTGATATCAACTGGAGAGAATTGAATGTTCAGTTCAATGGATATCCGATCACCGGTAAAGGTGTAACCATGAAGGCTCAGGAATTCCTGGATTGGATTAATGAACGTACCGTATTCGAAGAATCCAGATTTGGTTACAATGCTCTTATCGATATGGCTAAACCATCCGATAAGAACGATGAACCTAAGTCTGCTATTGCTAACGGATACAGCTCTTTCCATTAATACAAAAAATAAATATATAGATTTCTCCAGAGACTATATAGTCTCTGG